TAATTTACTTCTGTTTGTCCAACTGCTAAGTCTGTAAGACTACTGACATTAAAACTACCTCTTATAGAATGGTCAGTTTGATCGAAGTTGCACCACGCTTTTACAAGCTGTCCTTTTTCTGTTCCACTCGTATTTTGAAATACTGGTGCAGCAGATGAAATGCTTTTGATTGTGCCTACGGCAAGTGTACTCATGGTTTTGGATTTGCGTCTTTAACGGCTTTGATGTGGGTTGCCCACGTTCCAGTTGTATCTAGTTTACCTGCAACTATATCCTTATACAACATATCAAGTTGATCTCCTAAGGATGCGTAAATGGTAGAACCATCAGATGTTCTATCTGTTTGATATTTAATAGCAGCAGCTTCAGCATCTAGAGTCACTCTTGCAGCATCAACTAAAGATTGATCTATTGTGACTTTATTACCATCTTTGTCGTAGGCTCCTGTAGAACTGTCTATTGAGACTACTATGCCAGCGTATGCCTTATAAATAGCGTCGTGATCTAAATTCATGCTGACACCTCCATTAATGTTATGGTGCTTGAACTTGAAAATTGCGAAGAACCACTATCAATAAAATTTAAACTAAAAGTTCCAGCATTATGAAACTCTTGAACTTTATAAGTTGTTGCTGAAGTTGTTGAAGGACTATCTAAAAACTGAAAAGTTGAAGGATTACCCCTACCATCATCATATTTACCTCCCGAAATACCTAAAGCTAATGGACTATTTGTTGTAACAGTGCTATCACCAATAGAAGTTGATCCTCTTAATAATTTAAAAATTACATTTGAATTGCTTGTAGTATTGAATGCAAGACAAGCTGTAACAAGAACCTTACTTGAAGTAGATGTAGGTGTAATTGTTGCAGTTATTCCTGTTATGTCATTGAATGCGTCATCATTAGTTGTAGAAAATTCATTTGTTTTTATTGTTTGAATTACTTGAATAATTCCACCACCACCATTCGTCGGGACACCTCCAACTGGTATTATGCTGTTGACTTTTAATTGGCTCATGGTTTTATTATATACACTTTTATACTACAGTCCATGTCTCACCAGAACCAACTGTAACTGTTACTCCTGATTGTATAGTTATTGGTCCAAAACTACCAGCGTTTTTATTATTAGTTATTGCATAATCACCAGTTACTGTTTGGTCATTTTCCCAGAAAATTTCATCACCTCCGTTACCTTCAGCACCGCCCGCTGTTCCCCAACCTAATGCACCACTTTCATCAATAGCAATGAGAGCAAAGCCAGAACCAGCACTAATTGTAGATGCGGTGGTGGGTGCAGTAGAGGGTAAAGTTATAGTTAAATTAGAAGAAAGAGAAGTTGGTGCTTTTATTGCTACATATTCACTACCTGAGTTTTCTAAAAGTCTTAATTCTTTTTGGTTCTCTATAGTCAAACTATTTTGATCTGCAAATGCTATTGCAGCTTGATTAGCAGTAAGTCCTAATTGATTTGTGCCTTTTTTATATAATCCAGTTCCACTATCTCCAAAATGTAAAGCTGGTGCTGTATTTGATCCAGCTGTAGCAGTCAAAACACCAGTAAGAGTTCCTCCTGCAGCTGATAAGAAACCAAAGTTTGCCTGACTTACATTTCCTAATTCAATAAAGGCTGAATTTGCTGCGTTTCTTATTTTTAATAAATTACTATCTGTGTTTATATGTAATTGATAAGCTGCAAGATTGGCCGCACCAGAGGGATCACCAGCAGCACTATTAACCGTTCTAAGTGACTCAAATATATCTTTCATTGCTGTTCTTACAGCAAGGCCAGTACCGTTATCAGGAGAAAAATTACTGCCAGATTCTTTTCCAGTTGAATTAACTCTTGTCATTTAGTTAAGCTCCTTTCCCATATCCTAACGCTTGAAATGTAAATTTCACATCGATCACTGCACTAGATGAGTTCTTGAATACTATTGTAAACCCTGTTCCAGAAATGGCACTTAATTCATAAAACGCACCACTTGGCATATCTTCTGGAGCTACAACAATTGATGGAAGAAATGCTGTTGTTGATCCACCTATGTCACTTGTTCCTGTAAAAAATGGTTTACCAAAAACAACATCAAGACCACTCGCACTTGTTGTTGACTGTAAAGGAGTTGAAATAATATTCCCACCTGATTGATATTTATTTTCTGTTCTTGACGGCAAGAAGGCATCAAAACCTAATTCTGTAAATTTTATATTTTCATTGACATCTACAGAAATTAAATTACTGCTAAATTTAAAGGCTCTTGCACTAAATGATCCATTAAACAAATTTTGGGCTGTTGTAAAACTTAAATTATCTTGTGATGTTTGTACTTGTAATTTACTTTTTAAACGATCACTACCAGCACCATCAAAATTAAGTCTTGCATCTAAATCAGGAATTGAATCAAACTGATCTGATACAAAAAATCCTTCACTAATTATATGTCTTTTTAATCTTATATTCTGATAAACAGCACCGAAATCTAATGCAGATGCAAATTCATAAGTGCCAGTCAAGTTTGAGGCAGGGTCAGAAAGTTGCAATGTACCAGAATTGACAGTGACATTAGTTTTTGTTCCGCTAAAAGATGTCTGTTCTCTTTGACTTATTACTAATAATTGGTCTTCCATTTCTGGAAGTGCCAATTCAACTTTTGCCTCTGTTACTGAAAACCTACCACCTATATCACGAAATTTAAGAGAATAAGTGCCTGATAAGGCTGGCAATATCGCTTCATTTGTTGCTCCATTTATATTTTCATTTAAAAGAGTTGAATTTGCAAATGTCGCTGAAGATAATGAGTTAGGAGAGTGTCTTATTTCACAAGCCCCACCAAATTCAACGTCGAGGCTTGTTGTTTTTGTCCATGACAATCTCACTTGTGAATTATCAAATGGTTCTACTTGTAAACCTGTAGGATTTTCAGGAACAGCAGTAAGTCCTAAAGTGTTAACAATGGCTTCAGTAGGACTAGCACTTCGTTCACCGTCTGAATTTACTGTATAAATTTGTATCTTGTAAGTGCCAGCTTCAGAGGGCAAAATTTCATATTCTGAACCTTGTGTATTGACCACAACTGGATTTTCATCATCTTTTGTATATATAAGTTGATAGCCAGAAGCACCTTCAACAGACTGCCAATCTATGAAAAGTTTTGGAACAGGTCTATTGTTATTTAAAACAATAATTTCTTGAATTGCTTTTGTTCCATCAGATCCGTTAACTATTTGAGGTGATGGCAAAAGGCTTGTAAGTATGTTTATATTTTTAGCTGGGAGTTGTTCGCCATCTTCAACTGCCGCATATTTCCCCTCATTAAAATTAACGGCAGCAATTGTATATGTTTTTTTTGTGTTTTCTTTTATATTTACGATTCTAAATGCTTGAGCTCCTATTTCACCAGATTCAAGAATAAAAGGGCTATTTAAAACAGGAGCAGATGTAAAATTTCCTGATACTTTTACTACATTACCTGTGACATATTCATCTATTGTTTTTGTTTGAACAGTCCCATCAGCCAACATACAGCTTATTTCTGGATTGTCACTTATATCTGGTAGATTTGTAGCTCCAGCATTATCTAAAGTTATTTGATCTATATTTGAGTTTCCCTGACTAGAGCTAACTGCTTTAATAAGACCGCCTCGTCTAGTTGAAGACTTTACTCTATCTGCAATGCCAATAATATCTCCAATTTTTAAAACTGATCCAGCAGCAATATTTGTTTCAAACACAATTGATTCAGTTTGATTTTGCTGTGTCTGTAAAAACCATTTCCCTACCCTTTGTGCTTGACCTCTTGAAGTTGTACCAAAAGTATTTATTGTTTTTGTTTGTGTTCCGTATTTTTTTTGTGCAGTAGTATCTTTGACAGTGATATAATCTATTTCTTGTGTTTCAAGATCGAAATAAGAAACATTGATAACATTAAACCTAGTTTTTGATGATGTACCAGAATAAACAAAATCTCCATTTACTACATTTGCATTGTTAAAAACATAGTCAAAAGATACAGCACTTGGGTTGTCATGGTCTTTTGGTGCGTCTTGTGCGATTTTAATGGTACCTTCTTCGTAATAAGGCATTGCCCTCATTACAGAACAGACATCTTTTATCAATGTCATTGCATCACGCCTATTATTAATATTTACATTTATTGAAAAGCGTGGTTCTTGTCCGCCATTACCGTCATCAACTAAAGCAGAACAATAGGTACTGACACTATAAAAAGTATATGGATCTAATTCAGATTCTGGAATATCGCAACCATACTGTTGATTATCTGTAATGTCATTATTACTATCTCTTGTAATTCTATCTTCTTGTGTAACAAGTAAATCATATAAAACCCAAGCTGGATCACTTGTCCAAGCTTTATCTGTTTTAAAAGTACCATTAAATGTATAATTATTAGGATAAATTATTCTGCCATTTACTAAATCAACATATGGATTAGGTTTATATGTACAATTACTTGTGGTTACATTTCCTCCAGAATAATCTGGATCTTCAAATGTAAAACTATTTCCGTCTGTGGCAACACTACTTACAATATATGTTCCATCAACACCTGCACCAGATGTAGCATCAAATATTATCCCATCGTTTTGTAGTAAACCATGACTAGTTTTTTGAATGGTAACAGTAGTCCCTGATATTGTATATTGTGCAGTTACAGCACTACCTTCAGCTGGTATCTTGACAAGTTTTCCTCTTATTCTGAAAAATCTAGCTGGCGTATTTGGGAATAATTCAGAACTAAATCTTAATGCTGTGTATGCAGTGTTTGGGTAATTATGTGGCTCTCTTATAATTTTTCGCATTTCTGCTAGTCGCATTGTATTAAAAGTATTTTGATCTCCAGAATGATTACCTCTCTCAAGACTTACAACTATTGGAAAAAAAGAACCTGATGCTCCAGAAGTATTTGTGTTATATCCAGATAAATTTTTTAAATCAATTCCATAATCTCTGTTATATGGATTAAAACTTTTACCTTTTATTACATCATCAATTACCGTAGTTACAGAACCATTATTAGGATTTACTTTAATTAATACTTGTACAGCAGTTGATTCTCTATTTCCATTGTCTGAATTTATTTTAAAAAACTGATCGAATTTAACTTTAACTTTGATGGTATCAATGCGAACATCACTAACTGTTGCTGATCTTGCTGTTGCTGAACCTCCATCTGGAAAACTACATTCTTGACCTTTATCTCCCGTAATAACTTCACTACTTTGCTGTTCAGCTGCAAACAAAACTTCATTATTAGTTGTTCCATCTTGAAATTCAAAATGTAACAAGTCTTTTTGATAATTAAATTCAGAGACATCTGGGTTTGTATTATCAGCATCAGCCTGTAATACAGCAGTCTTATTTAAAAACAAATCTTTTAAAAAAGCATTTTTATATGCAGTACTTGTTTTATCTGTAATACCAGCTTTACTTGCTGTCGCACTTCCTTCAATTTGACCTTCTGCCAACATATCAACGACAGTACCAAAATCAATAGATTTTATTTTGTTATTATCAATAATTGTGGCTTTTGGGCCACCACCACCAGTAATACCACCGGCAAGATTTCCAGCAAAACCAAAAACCATCTAATCCTCCGAATTTATTTCTTGAAAAGTATCAACTGAAGAACTTACAACAGTGCTTCCTACTAAAACCTCACCATAAACAATATTAATTGGAATACCCTGCTTTGTATTATTTAAAAGCCCTGAAAAGATATAGTTAGGTTCTTGTGCATCTTCTTGCCTGTTTGAATTGAAAGGCTGTGGGTCTGGTGTAATTAAGTCAGCAATACCTTGAAGTAAAAAATTTGTTCCAATTGTTGTTAAAACTGTGCCAAGCGTAGTTCCTAAAATTTTAATACCAGCTATTGCTGAGATTTTGGCAGCACCAATAGCAGCACCACCTACTAAAAATGGTAAAAATGCTATCTCCCCATGAACTACAGGTATAATTTTTATATCACTCTCTGTATACATATCAAGTAATTCTTCAGTAACTCTTAGATCACCAGCCATAATACAATATTCTTGATCTTTTATATGTTCTTTTACACCTTTAAAATTATTAATAAGAAAACTAAATGCTTTTTTAGGGCTGTCAGCGTTTATCTCAAAACTAGACTGACCAATAAATTTTCTTAATCTGCCATAAATAGTTAATTTAATCATTTATTTCAGATGGATATACAACAATAATAGACTCTGATTTAGGTTCAACAAGATAAAAAGGTAAATCTAAATACTTACAGGCCATTCTATCAGTATGGCTAAAAGCTAAATCTCCGTCAGGGTGACTGTGTACTATACCAAGAACTTCTCCCTGATCTTCTCCGTTTGCATAATCTAAAGGGTCTATAACAAATGATTTTTCTTTATATGTTCCAGATATATTTTTACATTTCCAATAAGTTTGAACACCATCAAGATCAATAATAAGTCCACAACATTCTTCTGGATATGCTTCTGTAGCATGGTTAAAAGCATCGGTAGCCCATTTATATTCAATCATTAGATAAACGTACCTACAGCAGGGAATAAGTCTCTTGTAACTACCCTTTGTGGCACTTGTCTATTTTCTAAATCATGTGCTGCTGTAAGTTCAAACTGAACAATCTGTCTATTTTCAATTGCTTTTCTATCAATAACAAATATCTCATCACGCAATCTATCTGCACTAGGCGTACCAAATGGATTAGTGCCAGAGGAAAAATTTGCATTATCTAAAGCAGATGCTAGTGGCATTTTTCTTGTAAGTTTTGCATCTATTAAATCATTATGGGGTGTAATTTTGTTTACTTTTTGCAAAAAATCACTCATTGTTATTACCGCACCTGTTGCTGGATTTTGTACAATACCACCAAGATTTGAAAATGTAATTACTGGTCTTGTCAAAACCCCTGTGCTTTTTTTTTCAAAACCTTGAATTTGTACTGCAACTCTTTGATATGAATTTGATTGAAAAATTACTTCACCAAATGAATTAAGATTTGCACCAGCATGAAATCTGTAAGTTGTGGGAAGTCCTAATGGATTTCCTGTCGCAATATGTGTGCCAACAGTAAGTTCTAACTCAAAAAGCTCAATAATATGACTTGGATTTATTTTATTAAGTTCAGCAAAAGGTATAGCCATTACGCTTCAAATACCTCCCTAAATACACAACTCAATCTAACTCTATTTAAAAATGGAATTGATCTTGGAAAAGAAGTGCAGACAAATTTTCTTGAACTTGATTCGCTTGGCAATGTGTAGTCAAAAGATGCACCATCATCTACTCTTGAATTTAAAAAACTTATTGCTGTATTTGCATCAGTCTGCGAAAGTTCAAAAACTAAATTTACTGACAAAGGGTTTTGATTAAGACCCTCTGTTAACCGTTGCTCAAATCCATCACCAAAACTTATAACATTTACTTTTGGTAGTGCATTGATTCTTGTATTATATACAGGGTTTGTTATTGGAAAAGTTGCCATTAGTTAAGTAAACCTCCAGACCGTTTTTGATTTATTATCTCAGCTTGTATTGCCGCTGCAAGCTGTTCTCCAAACTGGTTTGACTCTTGATCGTTACCTTGAACAGAAGTACCAGAGGCATCTACATTTACAACTATGTTATTGGTAACAGATTCTCCTCCCATTGGAACAGATGGCAATATAGTACCAGATTGCCTTGGAACAAATAACTCAGGTCGCCGCTCACCAACAATATATGGTTGATTTGCTCTTACAGGCCCACCATCTGCCTTAAATAAACCTCCAAGTATTCCACCCAAAAATCCTCCTAAACCTTTTTTCTCTCCACCGCTACTTGCGGCACCAAAATTCTCTCCAAAGCCACCAATTAGCTTTTCTAACTGAGCATCAATAATTTTGTCTCGAATACGATTTAAGACATTTGTCATAGCCTCTCCAAATGTTTTTGCACCAGTTATAGCGTCCCTAAGATTATTTTTAATACTGCTTTCGATCTCTTCACCTACTTCTGTCATTTTTTCTTTAAGTTTTTCTGCCGCCTCTACATTTTTTTTAATAAGTTCTTCCTGCTCTTTTTTCTTTTTGTTTTGTCTTTCTATTTCTGCTGTTGTTTTTCTTTCTTCATCTAGTTTTTGTTTAATTGGGTCTAGTGCCTCTTTGTTTATCTGAAGCTGTCTTTCAAGTGAGGCTATACCTCTTTTGTTATTGTTTTCCTGTGCTTTGGCTAATCTTTGTAAAAGCTTCTGTCTTTCAATGAATAATCTATTAAATTCACTCTTTAATAACTGTTGATCTCCTTCTTCAAGTGCTTTATTAAAATTATCTTGTTCTTTTTTTGCTGCTATCAATGCAGTAGTAAAACCACCAATAAGACCTATGATTGCTACAAAAGGCAATGCGTTTAATGCAACAGTAGCAACACCCCCAGCAGCGGCTAACTTTATTAAACCAGCAGTAACTAGAGGAATAGCAACTGCAACACCTTTGGCTGCAAATGCTATCGCTGCAAATATCGCAGCAGTTTGTCCTATAGGTGAATTAACAAGCTCAGTGGTTTTTATAATTAATTGAGTTAATAACTTTGTTACATCTTCAACCACTGGTCTTAATTTGTCTCCAAAAGCTCTTGATAAGTCCTCTGTTGCATTACTAAAGTTTTTAAATACTTGTGTAGGGTCATTTTTTAATAACTCTTTCAGAAAGCCACTTCCCTCATTTCCAACTTTTCCTAAAGCTCTCAAAACAACTTCACTGGATAATTCTCCTTCAGCAGCTAATTTTTTAAGCTCTCCAATAGTAACTCCAAGTTCAGCAGCAATAGGAGCTAAAACTGTTGGTACTTGTTCTGATACACTTCTAAATTCATCACCAGCCAGCCTTCCTGAGCCGAGAGCCTGTGCTAATTGCCTGAAAGCGTTTGATGATTCTATCGCTGATGCACCAGCCAGTTTTGCTGCCGTATTGAATCCAAAGAATACAGTTCTTATATCTTCAACTGATGTTCCAAGTGGAGCCAGTCTTGCTGTTATATCTGTCACACCTTCCAAAGCTTCAACAGCACTTAATCCAAAAGCTTTTTGTGCATCTGCCGCAATCTGTTGTGACTTTGCAAAATCTGCACTACTTTTTGTAAGCAATCCTAATCTTACATTTAGCTTTTCAAAATTTGCTGATGTTTTTACCGCTTGCCTACCGACAAGTGCTATACCACTCACAGCAATGGCATTTCTCAAGCCATTAAATGAGTTTTGTAGCTTATTTGTTTGATTCTGTACACCATTCAATGCCCTCGTTGCACCACTGGCATCAACTCTTAATCTAACGACTGCCTCTGCCACAAATAAAAAAAACCTTTACTC